AAGGGTGGTTACAGGAGCCTGACCAACTGACGCCAGGATCTCATTAACAGCTTGAAGCTCAGTCTGAGCGTTAGTGGTAGGAAATGGCATAACAGTTATGTTGTATGCGATGGATAAAAAGAGGGGACCCGATTGGATCCCCAAATAATCAGACGTTAGCGATGTTGCACTCAACGCCTGCATATGCAGTACGCAAACCCTTGGTGGTCGAAGCCACAGCAGAGTCAGCCACAGCAGAGCCATAGCCCTTGCGGGTCTTGGCTACAGAAATACGAACGGCATCAGTGGTGCAAGCACCGTTGTTGCCAGCAGCTACAGAAGCAGCCATGATGGTTTACCTCAATCAGGGAGTAGGAGCGACGTAAGGCAGCTTGCCGTCTACGTCATCAGTCTTTACCTTGTCGAGGCGAATGCCCTGACCCGAAGCCACAGTCCGACCAAACTCCACAGGAGTCAGCGGATTCTGGGTTTGCGAGTTGGTAATACTACCAATGGCATTACCTTCAACAAGGATCACCGAAGTACCAGGAACAATAGACATGTGTCTAGCTCCTTATCAGGAACGAGCAGACTGCAGCTCGATAGCGCAGGCAGGGTTCAGGGTGCCGCAACCCATGGCAAGACGACCCACAATGATGTCACCTTGATACATGGTGCGAACGTCAGAGCCAGTGGTCTGCACTTGAGGACCAATGGCCTCAACCACACCAGCGGCATCTTTGTGGTAGATCAGACCGCAGTGGGTGCTGAAGTTACCGGAGTAATCGTTGTTCTCGCCGTTCACAGCGGCAACAGTACCAGCCAGGAAAGGCAGGTTGTTGGAACGCTTGATGGGGATACCAGCGATCTCGTAGAGACCTTCGCCGGACTGCAGGCTGCCGGAGCTGTTGCCATAGTCACGGTTCAGGATGTTGCTGTCCACCTGGCTCACCAGTGCGTAGTACTGACGAGGAGACAGCACAGCCATACGACCTTGCTTGGGCAGGTTCTTCTCATCCATGATGGAAGCAGCTTCAAAGAAGGCATCCACCAGAGCTTGAGCGTCGTACTCTTTCTGCACACCCAGTTGGATGATGCTACCGCCGGGCTCAGGACCAGGAGCAGCAGTGATCGGGTGAGCTTCACGAGCAGCTTTAGCGATCTGACGGAAGATCTTCTTGTCGTAAGCCTCAGCCAGAGCGTGGCCGATCTTAGCGGCGATCTCCGAACGCAGGCTGTAGTGAGCCAGGGTCTCATCGAGATCGTACACAAATGCAGAACTCACGAGAAGGTCGTCGCAGACGATGGTCTTCTCAGCCACCGGAGGATCACCAGAACCCAGGATCGGGGTGCCGGGCTCGTGGTACGAAGCCTCCATACGGCCCGTGAAAATGAACTGCATCGCCTTTCCATTTTTCAGGGTACGGCTCTGCACAGTGCCTTTAGCAATCGTTGCCGATTCATAGGCTTTGAACATCTCGCCCGAGAACAGGCGAAGATAGGTTTGATACTTGGTATCATAAGCAGTACCAAGAGCAAGAGGAGTGGCCGACGTATTATTTACGCGACCTACAGGAGTAACAAGAGTGTTAGCCACAATAGTAAAGAGAGAGTGTTGTTGTCATTCCCTCTAAGCGCTTAGAGAATCACATGAGTAGACATGTGTTCAGTAAAGTTGTTTTTGATGTCGTCTCTCCGACTGTCATGACTAAAGGTTGTCTCCGTAGAGGCCAATAGTCAATAAGAGCAGGGTCCGACTCTGAGGTGCCCTGCTCCATTAAGTTATTTAGTTTTAGGTGTGTAAGCAACGCCGCGATACTTCAGCTTCTGCTCCTTTTCAGCAGCTTTCTGCTCCCGTACACGGGCATCCGTCTCGACTTGAGTCATTGTTCTGGATTGAAGTACCTGACCCCCGTTCCATGATCAGGCGGTTTGCGTCCGAGAAAATGAGGAGCAGTGCTCCAGTATTTCAAGGATGAACGTACGTTGCTTACTTCTTAGCAGTCTTAGCTGCTTTCTTGAACTGCTTAGCAGTAGGAGCGCCAGCAGCTCCAGGCTTCCTCATCTTCTCACCAGAACCATTCTTGATGCGAAGACGCTTAGCGTGGATGTTGGCGTAGAGACCGGGTTTCATCAGCAGCCTTTCTTGCCGCCGCCACCCTTACCTTTACCTTTCATGATTAGGCATTACGAAGGAAGCCAGGAAGCTCCTGACCACCGGTATTCTTTTCCCTACGCTTCTTGAGTTTGCGTAGCATCTCAGGAGTTGCATTAGGTACACCTTTGTAATCCTGACCACCCGGTACATAGGGTTTGTTCAGATCAAAGCTTTTACCTTGTGCAATCTTGAGGCGATCACTATTCTTCTTTTTCTTTGTGCCGTAGTTCATCACGGCCACGCAGTACCACCTGCTTGAACCTTCGTGCCTTTAGGGCTGAGTTCAGTCAGGGTTTGGTTCGCTTCACCGTAGGCACTAATGAATGCCCGGCTATCAGCAGTAGGAGTTACGTACTGCACAGTCACCGAAGAGTTCTTCGGATCAAAGGGATTTGCTTTAGCCATGTCAGTTAATTCGTTGAATGGTGACTTGACCAACACCCGCACTTCTCAATCCAATTGCCTCAGCAGCAGCACGACTAAGATCAATATCACGACCATGAACAAAAGGTCCACGGTCATTGATACGGACATTAACGCAGCGTTTGTTTGAGGTATTGCAGACACGCACTTTAGTTCCAAATGGAAGAGTACGATGTGCTGCAGTCATTGAATGCATGTTAAATATTTCACCAGAAGCGGTGCGATTCCCGTGATACGGATAGCCATACCACGATGCAAGAGAAGCGAGAGTGAGTGTCAGAGTAAGCATGAGTTCATTGCAAAGGACTTTTATATTGCTTACTCTTCTTTAATTACTTAGAAGTTGAGATCAGACATCTCAAGCTTCGCGGCTACGTCTGCACGGTATGCAGGATCAGAGTCGTAGCGAGGATCACTCATGGCACGCACGAGTTCAGCTTGACTACGGAAACCTTGTTGCTGAGCACCTGGTGCCTTACCAGTCAGCATCTGGCCGTCATAACCTTGAGCTTCTTGGAACCTAAAGGCAAGAGCATTTACAGCGAAGTAACAGGCAAGAGGATCACCCCTTTCCATTACTGCGTCGTACATGTTGATCTCTTGCTCAGACAACGACTCCTGTGCCCAGGCCATCATCTGACCATACTGCTGTTCACCACCAACGATGCCTTGAAGTGTCTCTACATCGTCAGCAGAGATCACTTCAGTTTGACCGCCTTCCTCAACCTGTGAGCGATACTCCAGGTACATCTGAGCAAGGTCAGTAGGATCCATATTCTGCAGAGCCTCAAGGGTCTCTTGTGAATACTCATCCTGTGCTTCTTGCCATAGACGTTCAAGGAAGTCAACATCAACTTCTTCGTCTTGAACCTCTTCTTCTTGTTGAGGTTCTTCGTCAGCAGTGTCAGCTTCGCGATTACCAAGCTTTCGTTGCAGCTCAATATAAGCTTGTTCTAGATCCTCAGCATCTTTGAACTTACCAGCAAGCAGTTGTTGCTGTTGTTCTTCAAGAGCTTCACCCACTTGAAGTGAGTCAAGTTCTTCTGCAGAGAATTCACCGTCTTGAGCTTCAGTCGGATCGTACGTCAGTGTAGCCATTAGTAGTAATTACTTTTAAATTGCCAAGACCAACTCGTTCAACACGATTGGGAACACCGATAGTCGGTTTGCCGATCTTGGTACGTGGTGCGTATTTGTTGCCGGACTCATCAAAGAGTTGTTTGTCTTCAGCCGAGAGGGGCTGGGGCACCGGCTTGTTCTTCTGCCGCTGCGGGCGGGACGGGACTGCCTTGTCCATTGATCATCTCCATTGCTTGTGGGTTTTTACTTGGATCCATCAGTGGTGTCTTAGCCAACTGACCAATCTGTTGAGTAAGCATCATGTCCTTCTGCATACTCATATTCTCCATCTGTTCTTGCTTCATCTCATCAACACTCTTGACTAGGTTCAGAACATCGATGCCTTGAGCAGCAGCCAGACGTTTGATCACCTCATCACTGTTGATGTATTTTGCAAGAGCTTCAGGCCCCATCGTTTGTGCAATGGTCTGAAGGAATGAACCAAGACTTTCTCGATCTTGTCCTCGACCCAATGCATTAACACCAGCAACAATAGTAGGCTTAACAATGTCCTTTGGTAGACGTGGAATTTGTCCAGTCTTTTGGAACACATTGAGCTTACGGTTTAGATACGGAACAAGGAACTCAGTAGTCAGCAGACTGAAGAGTCCACCGAGTTGTTGTTCCAGTTCCATTTGAGTCATCCGTACTTCTTCTGCAGTAGTCCGTTCAGACTGACGTACAGAAAGGATGAGGAATGCTTCAGACAACCGACGTTCCAACTGCTGCATCATTTCAAAT